AAGATATATTGTACCTTGTGATCTTTTAGCTATGATACTTCTATAACTCTGGAAGTATTCCTCTCCGTTATCAGTTATTACAAACTGATTGGCTACTGTGTTCCCTTGTGGGCTTGTCATATTTTCTACTTTCATAATCTTTACCTTTTGTTATGCTTATATAAATAAGCATTAGTTTCTGATTTCATGCTTTTGCAATCATTCAGGCTGGACACACATCCAACTATCAGAAAAAAAAATCAATGTTTGGGATTTTCTCACTACACGCTACCCAACTAGCCCCTGAGGAAAAGTAACTACACCATGAGAATTAGCACTATGAGTTTGCTAGGCTCATCTAAAACATCATTTTTTCAGCAAGTATTAGCTGTCCTTTTGTAACTCTAGTTTGTACTCTGTGGGAAGTATTACCTTAAAAACCAATACCAGCACTCTCTAAAGCCCTGAATAAACGCTCAAAAGTATGAAACTCGGATTTTGCGAGATGAGGATTTTCAGGTTACCTCGTTTCGATTATGACCCCAATACCCCTAGCTGCTCAAGGCAACCAAGATCGTAACCATTCGTTGCGAGGGTTACTTTGAAATCAATGAATGACTCTCTAGGTTGGTTTGAAAAAGGGGTTAAAAATAACGACAATTCCCAAACACAAGACGAACAATGGACTAATACCCCACAAGTGTCAAGAAATAAATGATAAATAAATTCTTCTAATGTTCTATATCGTGGCTTGTGTTGTTGGCGTAGCCAACGGATAATGTGTTATACAAAGGCATTAAAGGATAGTACCTACTCACATATATATAAATAAAGGTATTAGAATTAATTTTAAATATTATTAGGTTAATAGATAGATATGAGCAAAGACAAAGACAATAGTAAGGACAAAGTAAGAAACATATCAGGGCTAACACCCAAGCAAGAGAAATTCGTTCAAGGGGTTCTCTCAGGTCTTACAGGAAGTGATGCATATAGAAATGCATACGATTGCTCAAAGATGAAAGATAGCAGCATACATAGAGAGTCATGTGTGCTTATGAGTAACCCCAAGATCACCGCAAGGTTAAGGGCTGGTTATAGGAGATTAGAGGATAGTTCTATAACATCAGCTATCTCTCTCAGGCAAATGGTTACAGAGCAGCTAGTTAAAGAAGCCAAAGACACAGACAACCAAGCACAGAGTAGAATCAGAGCCTTGGAATTGATAGGCAAAATTTCAGAGGTAGCATTGTTTACAGATAGAATTGAAACTAACACTAATAATAAGACAAGTGATGAGATCAAGCTGGAGTTAGAAGAAAAGATACAGCAGATGTTTGGCAATTAACATTAATGTATGTTAGTTAATGCTCACTATCGTTAAAAGCCTTTATATAACCCCCACACCCCCCATCCCCCCCGTAAAAAAAAATTCGTGTGGCGTGGGTATACACACTATTTCACACAAATAATTTCAAATTTTTCATAATCCATAGGGGGGGGTATGTTTTTTTTTCGATTGGCTTTTGTAAAGAACTTGTTATAGAATGTTCGTATAATGTTCTAAGGTACCATATAGCATGGGGGTATATATTTTATGACAGAGAAACAATCTAAGCTATTACTAGCAATAGAAAGCCATTGGGATCAATTTAGTTGTGGACCATCTTTGGATTCATTAGCAAGTGCATTAGGACTATCTTCAAAGAGTACAGTTCATGCAATGATCAAACGCTTAGAAGAAGGTGGCTGGGTAACAATGCAACCGAATAGATGGCGTACTGTAATGAGTACCAGAAACAACCCAATAAAAAAGTTTCAGAATACACTTGACGAACAAGTGAAGATGTGAAAGTATGCATATAATGGGTAGAGCTATCGCTAGAATTAAACTAGCTAGTATTAAACTAATATATTTTATATCTAGTCATTTAATAAGACCTAGTATTAAACTAGGAGAGTTTGGTGGCATCCTTAAAATTTATCTTTACACTTTTCTACAGAGAACTCCATACTCTGTTTATTTTTTGGGTGCCACGATTTGAATATTGATTTAAAAAAACTTGATCAACTACCAAAAGAGCAACAAAATGTTTTGTTGGATTTGGTCAATCAATACGAAGAAAAGAAAAACCAAGAGAAATCTGGCAAAAATTTTTTATCTTTTGTTAAGCAGATGTGGGCTGCCTTTATTGAAGGTTATCATCACAAAATTATGTCTGATGCTTTTAACAGAGTTAAAGAAGGTAAGTTAAAACGATTAATTATTAATATGCCACCCAGACATACCAAGTCTGAGTTTGCATCTTATTTATTGCCTGCTTGGTTTTTAGGTTGCTTTCCAGATAAAAAAATTATCCAAGTAGCTCATACTGCAGAGTTGGCTGTTGGATTTGGTAGGAAAGTAAGAAACCTTGTAAGTTCAGAAGATTATAAAAAAGTATTCCCCGATGTTGGATTGCAGTCAGATAGTAAAGCTGCTGGTCGTTGGAATACTAACAAAGGCGGAGATTACTTCGCTATAGGTATAGGCGGTGCAGTTACCGGTAAAGGTGCTGATCTACTAATCATAGACGATCCCCATTCAGAACAAGAAGGGCAAAGTAATGATCCTTCTGTATTTGATAAGGTCTATGAATACTATACATCTGGACCCCGTCAGCGTCTGCAGCCCGGTGGTGCGATCATTATTGTTATGACAAGATGGCACAAGCGTGATCTGACGGGGCAGATTCTTAAATCTGCATCTCAAAGAGATGGTTCAGACGAATGGGAAGTAATAGAATTTCCCGCTATCTTGCCTTCAGGTAAAAGCCTATGGCAAGAATTTTGGGATATAAAAGAGTTAGAAAAGCTTAGAGCAGAATTACCTATAGCAAAATGGTCTGCTCAATATCAACAAGACCCTACATCAGAGGGTGCTGCTATTATAAAAAGAGAGTGGTGGCAAGAATGGGAAGCAAATGATCCCCCTAAATGTGAGTTTATTATACAGTCATGGGATACAGCGTTCTTAAAAACGCAGCGTGCTGATTTTTCTGCGTGTACTACATGGGGTGTTTTTTATAAACCAGATGATGATGGGGTGACACAACCACAAGTTATATTATTGGATGCTCATAAAGAACGACTAGAGTTTCCAGATTTAAAGAAGAAAGCTTTTGAAATATACAATGCATGGAAACCTGATGCTTTTATTATTGAAGGCAAAGCTGCTGGGATGCCATTGATATTTGAATTAAGACAAATGGGTATACCTGTGTCAGAATATACTCCAAGCAGAGGTAATGATAAGATAGCTAGGGTTAATGCTGTAGCTGATCTATTTGCATCTGGTATTGTTTGGGCACCAGATAGAAGATTTGCAGAAGAAGTAATAGAAGAATTTGCTGCATTTCCTGTAGGTGAACATGACGATTTAGTTGATTCATCAACCCAAGCTTTAATTAGATTTAGACAGGGTGGCTTTATACCTTTATCTTCAGATGAAGAAGATGAATATTTTCCACCAAGAGAAGCAAATTATTATTAGGAGATTAAATGGCAGAGAAACCATTACAAACCCCAGAAAAAATTGTTAAAGATTCTCCTTTAGAAGTTGTAGTAACTAATCCAGATGAGGTTGCACTATTAACTGAAGATGGTGGAATGATTATTGATTTTGAAGAAGGTGCTGAATTTGGCACAGAAGGCTTTGATGATAACATTGCAGAGTTCATGGATGAATCAAGTTTAGAAACATTAGCTAATGAACTTGTTGGTTATTTTAATGCAGACAAAGAATCAAGAAAAGATTGGGAACAAACATATACAAAAGGCTTAGATCAATTAGGTCTTAAGATTGAAGATAGAACTTTGCCGTGGCAGGGTTCTTGTGGCGTATTTCATCCATTATTAACTGAATCAGTTGTAAGATTTCAAGCTGAGACTATTACAGAATTGTTTCCAGCTAAAGGACCTGTAGATACTAAAATTGTTTCAGAAATAGATCAAGAAACTCAAGATCAATCTTCTAGAGTTAAAGATTATCTTAACTACTTATTAACAGATAAGATGAGCGAATATAGAACAGAAACTGAGAAGATGTTATTTAATCTTCCATTAGCTGGTTCTGCATTTAGAAAAATTTATTATGATCCTGCACTAAAAAGACCAGCTAGTATGTTTGTACCTGCTGAAGATTTTGTTGTTAGTTATGGTGCTGCTGATATTAGTACCTGCGATAGATCAACCCATGTAATGAAAAAAAGTACGAATGATATTCGTAAGTTACAAGTTATAGGATTTTATAGAGATGTAGAATTACAAACTCCATCTGAAGATTATTCTAATATACAAAAAAAATATGATGAATTAACAGGCGATAAATCTTC